GTCTCTTCTGAGGTCAACTCCCCGGTCGGCGAATGCTTCAACGCCGTCCCAAAGACTGCTGCCCATAACATCAGACTTGCGAAAAACAGTGCACCTGCGAGCTTGTTCATTTTAGTTCCTCTTTTGAACCTTTCCCCAGGAAGGACCTCTTCGGTATTCCAGGAGAAGCTCGTGCACTAATTGGTATTGTATCAGAACCCGCCGGTATTCTTGGATGGGCGCGACCGTCCCCGGCTTCCGGAGGTAATCAAGAGTGTCCTTGATTCTCTGTCGGATCGTGAGGAGCTTGATTTCGGTTACCGTCCGTTCCATTTCAAAATTATATCCGTCGCTTTGCAGCCGGTTTGCTCCCCGGCAGCATGCTATAATCAGAGGCTCTGTTCAGGCCTCAACCTTGTATTCGAGGGCACATTTGTCCCTCCAGGAGCACCAGTTGCAGAAGTCCTTGGTCTTCGGCGGCAGGGCTTTTCGCTCCACGTGGTCGAGCACCAGCAAGGCTTTTGAGATCACCTCGCCCATGAACTCCGGGTTCTTTTCTTCCCAGAACTCTTTCCAGTCCCCAGTCGCGCGATCGATATAGACGTAGACCGTACCTCGGATGTCTGTCTCGCCGGTGAGCCCAGGGATATGCTCGAACTTGCCTTCCCTGAGGGCCTCCTCCAGAACGAACGCGTAAAGGGTGCCTTGGTACCGGTCCCGGTCGGGGCTTTTCACCCAGTGCATCTTGTCCGGAGCCTTGGATTTGACTTCCAAGATCCAAAGGCCTGATCGATCGTTGCCCTCAGGGACTTTCACGATGCCGTCGACCTTGGCGTACCTGACCCCCAAGTCTGGGGCGAAGACGGGAAACTCTGGATCTGGAGTTTTTTTATCAATGAAGCTTAACGGGACCTCGCCGGTGCGGCGGTCCAGGTTCTCAATCAGTAGCCCCGCGCGCTTCAGCCAGCCGCGAAACATCGCGTGGAAGGCATCGCCCGCTTCGGCGGCCTTGATGTTCTCGACCTCCCAAGGGAAGTTCGAAGGCACCTTGTGGAAGCTGTAATAGATCTTCCGCAGGCAGGGCGACCCCAGTTCCGATGGCTTCAGGCCCGGCTTCGAAACGTAGTCTTTCGGTGCGTTGCGGGAGTCGTACAGCGACTTGCCGACAGCGTCAGTTAGATTGAACGCGGAGCTTTTCGTTGTCACGCACCCTCCGGAGTTTAGAAAATAGTCGAGAGATTTCGACTTCCTTGAGGGCAATTTTCTCTGAGTTTTCGGGGTAGTTGATGAACAGCCGGTTGATCTCGTTCTGGAGCCCGTACATCTTCTTGAGGAGACTGGCCTTGAAGTTTAGGATCTTAGATGAGGACATCGGCTACCCCCAGCTTCACCAACTCCTGCGCACAGAAGTAGGTATCTTTGTTTCGGCCGATTTCTTTCCAAAATTTCAGGTCGGTATCGGTGAACTCGCTCATCCAGCGACACCACTCCGCCTCTTCCCGTGAAGCCTGCTCCACGTACGCCTTGACCCGGCTATGTGCGCCCGAGATTTGATATGCCGTCTCGTGGTGCATGAACCAAGCGAGCTTGGAGATTCTGCGGGTCTGCCCTGCTGCAAGGATCAGCGTTGCGGCAGACATGATTGCTCCGTAGCCTTCGGTAATCACCTTGCACCTGGACCGGCGAATCCGCCCTGTTACGGCAAGGGCTTCGTAAACGCCCCCACCCTGGGAGTTAATTCGGATGGTGATTGGCCGATCGCTGCGATGCTCAAGCTCGCTCATGGCCGCATCCACCAATCGGAAGAGTCCGTCTTCGATCTCACCCGAAATCGTGATGATCCGGTTCCGCAGGTTCACGCCCTTACGGAACAGATAGTCGAGCTGGGTGGTGAGATCTAGGGCGGCCTTATGCCTTTTCTTGGCTTTCATTCTCCACCACGCCGTAGACGTTCGAGATGTCCATTACTCGCACGTCGACACCCTTCATCCGGATGGGTTCGCTGTGCGGGCCGTAGTAAACCTGCTGCCCGGGCTTGAGCCCCGTCGCCTCCGCAGCCTCAGGGGAGATGAAACGGACAGTGCCGCAGTTGTCGCTCACTTCGGGAACGACGAAGAACCCCCCTCCTTCCTTCTTTGAACCACCGGAAGTATCCAGCTTCTCGACTGCGACGAGCTTATTCAGCATTCGCACTGGCGACATTCGCGACCTCCGGGGCCGGGCTGGGAGTCTGCGCGACCGGACGGCTGACGCGGCTCACGGCGATTTTGAAGGTGTAGGCTTTGGTCGTGTCGCCGGTCGAGAGGTTCACCACGATTTCGCGAGTCTCCCCTGCCTTGATCCCCACCAGCCCCTCTTCCAGCTCCTTGTAGGTCTGAAACGGGACTTCTGGTCTGGGCGACTTCCCAAGACTGTGGATCGTCAGCTCCATTGGGGCATTGTAGTTTTCCTGCTCTTCAACCTTCACCCATCCGATGGTGCGGAGCTGGTCCCCGACCTGGGCACCATCCTCAACCTTCACGTGGCCGGTCGCTTCGTCCTCAACTTGCAGCACGCGCTCAGCGAGCGATTCCTTGGTCTCGCCCAGCTTCTCCATGACGATTTTCTCGAGGACAGTCAGCCGAACCTGGATCGGAGCGGCCATCTGCATCTGAGCCTGTGCCAAGCGCTGGAGAATCTGCTGAGAGGCATCCTGCATGACTTCATCGATGTAGGGCTTCAATGCCTCGCGATTGGCCTGACCCACCAGCTGCTCAAAACTCTTGCTCTGGTGGGCTACTTCAGCTCCGCCGTTTCTGCGTTCAATGGCGGCCTGGGCACGTCTCTGGAAGCGACTCATGGATACTCCTCGGGGGTTAGGCGGACACTTTGATATGCCGGACATCGACCGGAACGGTGTATCCGGTGTCGGTTTTGACAATGACGTTAGGGGCGTCTAATCCAACCACTACGCCAAGGACTCGGCCGTGCTCGGTGTCGACACTGACGCGCTTGTTTTCCAGACTCTTATTCTCGAGGGCGAAGCGCAGCTTGTCGTTGCGATCGGTAACACGCGGCTGCGGTGTTGCCGGAGCGGGTGCATCGCTGGTAGCTCTCTGGCTTAGTCGTTGGAGCAGCGCTCGGATGGCGGTCATCTCTTCCGGAGTGAATGGCTCGACTGCGGGCGCCTGAGCGACCTCGGGGGCTCCGGACTCCAAATGATGCTTTCTGGACGCGATGAACTCGCCCAAAACCGCCAGAACCTCTTCTGCTACGCCTTCGTGCTCGGCAGGGTTTTTCAGGCTGGACTGCAGTAAAGAGTCGGCCTGAGAGTACATGTCGATAGTTGCCTGCTTTTTCTGCAAGGCTTTGATCTGGTCCAGGATCATCGACATGAGCACTCCTCCTGAGTGTTCCGAGAACGCCTACCTAGCGTCTAAGCCAGAGTCTCACGCCTATAAAATAGGGTCAACTTATTTTACTATGTTATTTTCGGACAGCGAGGGCTTCTAGAATTCAGAAAGAATTCAGCTTCAAAACGCCGCTTCAGCTCGAGCATGCTCTCAGTATACTTTCCGTTTCTGGGGGTTAGAGCCTGCCAATGACCCAAAAGCATTGTTGCCCTTCGGATCTTCTCTGGCTCAGTCATAAATGGAAGACACTCTTTAAGAACACTCAGGGCCAGGCCCCGGCGTACCTTCCATGTCCATGCTTCGGAGCGGATTGCATCGCGACTCCGTTTACATGTGATTTGCCCGCCCGCTAGGTCTTTACATCGTCTGACTATTTCCGGAGTAGTAGAACAGACGCTTACAACCGGAGAGCGAAGTTCTCTCGATCCGTCCACCGTCAGCGTGATAGTTCCTTCTCCGTCAATTATGCCCGCAATCCAGCCGGCTTCTTGAAATTCCATAAGATCCCAAATTTGGTGGACCTGCGGGAGAATTGAACTCCCGGTCCTAAATGCCTTCCCGATGAAAGTTTACGAGCGTAGTCCCATTTGACCCTGGAACCGGGTTTGGGGCTAAAGAGCGGCCCCCTACGCCTCGAGCCGATCTCCTCGAGAAGAGGCCATGGCGTTCCATGGCGCCGCATTTATTTATACCCGCCGCCAGCGAATTCCGGGGTTTTCTGCTCTTATTTAACAGGGCTCGCAGAGGCCCCGTCGCTACCTGGATCTCAGGCGGCGAGGCGAGCTTCAGCCTTACGGCCGAAGTTCACACGGACGACGTTGTCGTTGGCGTGTTTAGTAGTGTCTTGATAACCCGGCCATGAACACCATCCGGGGCTCGCTTTTCAAAGATCAGGGCATCCAGTCGAAACCTGTCAGGCCCAAATACAGGATAGCATGGCCTTATTTTACGCGTCAACCAGCTGCAAAGCTGGGATTATTCGGGCTTTTTCGTGCGCAGGTAGTCCTTCCATTTCTCGAGCCCGATGAAGGTTTGCGAGCCGTTCGGGAGGACCTTCCAGCCAGGCTTCAGCTCCAGGAGCTGGCTGCAGCGCTCGTTCGGATGCGTCGCCATGGCGGATGGCTTCCACTCAGCTGCCTTTTTGCCGTAGTTGCTGCCGTTCGCGAGGATGGTTGCCAGGCGGTAGAGCTTGGGCGTGCCATCGCCTTCCAGGTAGAAGCGCCGGCAATACTTGCAGAGGGCAGCGTCTTTCACCACGATGCGGTAGACGTAAACCTCTTCCGGGGGCGTATCCCGGTTCATAGCCACGATGCGATCGGCCGAGCCCAGGGAAATCGCGTTGCTCAGCTCCGTGTTGACGATGCGCTCCCAGTTGCGGGTCGCATCCTTCGCGATGTCCTTCAGTTTGGTCTTGAGCTGAGACTTCGTGTGCTGTTTCAGCGTGAACCCCACCGCCTCTTCGCGGTTCAGGTCTTTCAGGGCGCCGAACTTGAATTCGTTGTTCTCGTTGTGGATCATGCCCTCAATCCGAGACAGCACCTCCGCGCGCTGCTTGTCGATCAGGTGCGTGAGGTTCGAGTTCAGGTATTCGACGGAAGCCGCGTGGGCGTCCCCCTTGGGGAGTACGTGCGGTAGCTGCTGGGCCTTCATCTCGTGCACGGACTTCGGCGCGTCCGGACCCATCTGATTCAGCCAGTTGTGGTGATACGCCTGCTCGAGAAATGACTTCGGCTCGAGCCCCTGGCGCTTTAGCTCTTCGGCAAGCTCACGCGGCACGTTGCCCTGGCCGACCATCGTGATGAGCAAGTACTTGTGGTGCTTCTCGATGATCTTCCTGATGCGCTCCATGGCTTCTTTTTTGATGACCATGGCTCACTCCGTCTCATCCAATACCTGGGTGATCTCCTTGAGCATCGAATCCAGGATGGTATTGTAGGCGTGCTTCATCTCGTCCGCCTGGTCCTGCATGGCCGCGTCGAGGAACACATCTTTATCATGGGCCGAACCGTCGCGCGTGGAGGACAGCGCCTTGTAGAGCGCCTCCTCCCCTTCATCGCGCGTCTGGTTGGGGCCAAGCTCGATCTTTACCCGCATGGAAACTCCTACTCCTCGGAGTAACCGTAGTACTCGATGACGACAGGTGCTTTCTTCTTACGGGCCTTCCGGCGCATCCCCGCGATCGACTTTCCAAAGGGGCTGGGGCCCTGCGCAGGGGGGAAGTTACTGTCTCCCCCTCCCTCACCGTCCTCATCGTCGCCCGCTTCCATGGGGGGCTGCGTAGCCGCCTGCAGGATGCTGTTCTGTTCGTTCAGCTTCTTACCTTCCGGGTGGAACTGCGAGAACCACTGGAAGTACGTCGGGTCGAGAATCAGGTCGTCAGCACCTTCGATGGGCGGGAGCCCCTGTTCCTCACGAATGTCGTTCACCGACTTCATGAACTTCACTTCTTTGGACTGACGCTCCACGCATGCGTTCGAGTCCTCGTCCTGCAGGCCGCAGAACTGGAATTTGAAGTCGTCATCCAGCGAACTCATCACGTTCTTGTTGATGAAGTTCTCGATGTGCCGCAGCAGCGGGTGCAGGCCCTTGTCCTTGGAGTTTTCCAGTTTCTCCTTGGTGGCGTCTCCGCCGAGCCCGCCGCCGTTCCCACCCTCTTCCTTCATGCCGAAGCCGATTTCGGTAGGATCGATCTGGTAGATGCCGCAGATGATCTTGATTAGGTAGTTCATCCAGTTGGAGAACTCCATGTCAGAGTGGTTCTGGGTCAGGGGAATCCACTGCACCTCGTCCATGCCGGCCAGGATCGGAGTCTGGAACGAGTTCTTCGCGCCCGAGACCATGGCCTTCCACTGCATGCGGATCATCTCGAGCTTCCGCCGGTTCACCGGGGCCTTGATGTGGAGGATGCCCTTGGCAGAAAAGCCCTGGGTGTAATACGAGTGGTTGTAGTTTTCGGTGAAGATGTGCGAGGAAACGGCGCCCACGAGCAGCTCTAGCTCGCTGACAGAATAGCCGTTCGCATAGATGTCGGCGGTCGGGTTGCGCATGCCGACGCAAAGCTCTTCGGGGGTGAACGCGCGTTCGATGCGACCCTTGATCACCTGGCAGTATTTGTAGTCGCCCTCTTCCACCTTTTCCTGATCGAGGGTGATGGCGTCATCTTCCTTGAGCGCTTCCAGTTCCTTCTCGGGGTACAGGATGTCGTATCCGCTGGAGAGGTCCTGGTTACGATACTGGGAGAACTCAGGAGTCGTCAGGCGGATAGTACTACCATCCACCGGGATGAAGTGGTGCGGCTTTTCCTGCTGGTCCCGGACGACTTCGGTCGCATGCTGGTCATAAGTGAGGGCATCACGGACCGTTGCGCGGAGCCAAGAGTCAAAATCCCACCGCATGGCTTCGAACGGACGGTCCTCCATAAGCCCGCAGTTCTGGATGAACTCGGCCAGGGCCTCCACCTTTTCTCGGTCCCGTTTCCGAAGCTCTTCTTTCGCGAGCCTCAGCTTGGCGCGGTCGCTAAGCTCTTCGGGCTGATCCTCTTCTGGCAGATCGCCAACCTGGGCTTCGGTCTCGCCGGGCTCCTGCATAGGCGAGCCCTCTTCCCCGTCGAACTCGTCCAGTTCATTTGCTGGATCGTTGAATGGCAGGTCCTTGGAGCGGGCCTTGGCAACCTTCTCCTTGATGGCTGCTTCGGTCTTCGCGGACGTATCCTGGGCGTCGGGGGCGCCCTTGGCAGCCTTGGCCTTTTCCTCGGTCGTCTCGTCCTTGCCGAACAACTCTTCTTTGATTTCCTCGAGCGCTCGCTCCTCGTTCTTGCGAACGATGCGGAAGCCCATCTCGGAGCTTTCCTTAACGGCGCGGGAGAAGGCCGACACCTGATTCTGGCGAGTCTGAATGATCGCCGCCACGATGGTGTCCTTCATCGACATCTGCTTCAGGTGCGCAAAGCCGATCTTCGTTCCACGGTCGGTGTAGCCCTGCGAGCTGACCTGATAGTTCAGGTCGCGATAGACAGACTTGCGCCAAAAGGCGTCATCCTCTTCCTGGGCGATCTCAGAGCGAGCCTTGGCCAGGTACTGGTCGAGCTGCATCTCGCCAGCGGCCAGAATTTTAGCAAACAGTCCGGGCTTGGAGTTTTCCATTACGCAACTCCCTTGCATTCAGAGCAGTAGTCGTACTCGTAGAGGGAGTTCTTCACCGCATACGCCTCGACGATTTCGGTCCAGCGGGCCCCGCAGTTGCGGCATTTGCAACTGACCGTGGTCTGGGTCGGCTTCATGGCAACCGGTCGGATGTACCCGATGATCTTGTTCTGGCCTTCCATTCGAACCTCAAATCTTCGCTAGGATGATGTCCAGATTCGCGGAGGCGCCGGAGGCATTGCTCACCGAGAGGGACGTAATGTCGCTGCGAAGGAACAGAGCTGGACACTTTTTACCGGCGGTCTTGGGCTTAAGGACCTGGGCCGCCCCGCC